TTTCCATCTTAAATGATCCACTATTGGTAAAGCTATCCATGCCGTATCTGATAGCATCCATGCAGTGGTTCATAAAGTCTTGCGGTGTGTTTATAATCCTCCCATCTGTGTCAGTCATCCATAGATAATTGCGGTATTCTTTAATCAAATTGATTGATCGTTTTGTCACTGATATTTGTTTATCCTGTACGTTTTGTATGCCCTGATTCACTGATCCTTGTCCTTTTTGTGCTGGCAATACATTGATGCCGTACTGCTTGAGTTCGTCTATACTCTTAGGCTCGGCACTATCGGCAATGACTAGCTTTTGCGGTAAGTTCTTCAGTAAATCGGCGATATCTTTATTACTCATGCCCTTGAGGTAACATATCTCATCGAAGATGTACCCATTGTTATACTTGTAGATCCCTACAATAGCTGTAGGATCGTTTGAATAGCCAAAGTCTAGGCCATACCGTTCAAGTCGTGCTTCATGTGGTACGCCGTCCATGTCTGTTTTCCATCCTCTAAATATTCGCCCTTCTGCTTCTCCTAGTTGTCCTTCACCGTACACTCTCCACCAATTCAAATTACTACGCCGTGCCTCAATTGTTTTGACAATAGCCTCATCTAATGCTTCGTTATCTTTGTATGTGAGGGTAAGAAAGTCTACATCGTCACGTTGATTATATACGTCTGTATAAAACCAAAATTCCGCTACAGGGTTCCAGTCAAGCCATATGAGCTTTTTGGTACGGATTTCAAGCTGTGTGTATGTTTCATAGATGATATTGTTTGCTTCGTTTACAAATAAGACATCACGCCTTGGCCCTCGTACACGTCCGGGTTGATCGGCACTAAAAAACTCTATGATACTATTTGTTTCAAATGTATAGATAGAGTCTGTCTTATTCCATCTTGCATCCTTAAAGTAGCCATGTTCTTGCATGATATTTAGGAAGTCACGGATTGCACCTTTTTTTAAATGTGGCATCGTTTCGGATACTATAGAGATTACTTCGTTTTGGTGACACTGTGCGTAGTCAATAAGCCACAAAAGAATTGAGATAGTTTTTGAGGCAGATGTACCACCTGCTATACCTCTGATACGTTGTCGTAAACTAAGAAGCTTTGTTGTCGCCGTTGTTTGTTGGTACATACGAAGTAGACCCTTGCATAATAGGAGTAGGGAAATCTTTGCCGTTATTCTTATGGTCAATCTCTGCTTGATCTTTCCAACTAAAGTTATTCTTTAGATTGAAGATTGCGCCCGTTTGTGCCTTACCTTCCATGAGTCTAGTTTCAACATCTTCATGCACTCTTTCCCTAGCTTCTTTTATAGCGTCAGAAAACATATCTTTTGCTGCGTACTCAATTAGTCCTTGTCTACTCAGTCCTAACGCTCTTGCAAGCCCACTCATTGTGTATGGTGCTGGGTCGCTTATCATTGCTTCTGTCTGCGTTTTCTCAATCCAAACTTTTTTTGTTCGATTATCGCAATAGTCAAAGTATTCTTCTATTACTCTCTCTAGTTCTTCAGGATTTGTATACTTAGGTGGCCTACCTCCTGCATGCTTAGGCTTATCTTCTTGTATCACTTCCTCGTTTTTCTGTATTACCGTTGTATTCTGTGTATCAGTATTTGTATTTTCTGTTATATCTCTTGATAAATTCATCACTGCTGCGTAAAAGCTCGGTCTTGCAAGCTCATCTGTTTGATTGCCGTTTTCATCTTTCTTTTTCTTATTTGCCCATGCAAGGATAGTATCTATATCAACATTGAGGGTTTGGGAGAGTTCTACAAGTGAGGTTGCTTGTTTTGCGATTTCGATAAATTCAAGTTTGAAGGTAATTTTGTTATCCATAATCTTTTAGCGTGGCGGTTATGCCCTTAGCTTATTTGGAATTGTAATTGTTAAAAATGTACTATGACAATGCTTATCTTTGGTATGCGTGCATCGTTCCTGTTTGGACGTACTTGATAATATTTGATACTGATATTGCTTCTCTGATGAATCCTCGTTTTATGAGGAGATTGATAACGTAGTTTATTTGTAGATCGGTTTTACCTTTGCCTCGCATTTCATCACGTATTTTCTTTTTAGGTATAGGAGTCTTTACTGTCTTTACCCATGTATCAATTAAAAACATGGTGTCTTCAATAAGTTCAGCAACAGCAGGGGTAGACTCATCAATATTGATATAGAATCCTTTGGACATAGGGCAGTAAGAGATATCATACACATATTGTGTTCGATTTTGCAATGGGGTATTTTTGTGTTCGAGTATATTTATTGTCTGCGTTGATAGTCAAAAATGACGATTGCGAGTAATATGAATAATATCCCTAAGATAATAAAGTTCATAGCCATTTCTTTTTCATATGCTCTTTTTATGATAGGTGTTTATTAGACAAAAACTACCAATTTAAATATTCTCTTGCTTGCCTTCTAAATGTTGACTGACTACTCGGCGCTAAGTCTTCCCATTCTTGACCAGCAGGCCAGTCATTTTCATGCTCACGCTCAAGATTAGCTATCTTTAACATTAGCTTTGCAACCGCTTCTATTATATTTTCCATGTCTTTTGTATATGCCATCATTCATTCCTCCCTTTATATTCTTTATTGATTAGCTCATGGCTTGGGGCATAGTCTGGTGTTGCAATCTTACTTCCTCGATACACTATGCAGTACTTGGAAACCACCCAAACCCATCAACCAACCAATACCCCCCTTTATTTAGTTACAAATCACCTTTCGCTACATCATCAAAGAAATATGCACCTTTTTGCTTACCACAGTTTAGGCAGTGAATAAGTACAGCATAATCGCCTGATTGAGGCCTCCACGCTCTATAATCATGCTCACACGCTCTTTCTTTTGCTAGACGTTCTTGTTTTTGCTGTTTTGATTCTTCATCCATACTTTATATCACCATCCTCTCTACTGATAACCATAGATAGCTTGGTTCCTGCTAGCACACGGTGAACACATACTAGCGGGACAAAACCATCTATTCAGTGTTTATTTTAGCATCTAATTCATTGAGTTTTTCGATTATTTGGTTTAGCTTATCTATGAACTCTGATTGCACAACGCTTATCATTGCAATAGCCACCTGAATGTCATCATCAAAGCTTTCTCTTGCTTTTTCTAATGATTTTTTGGCTAATTTTTTCGAATCTATTTTCTCTACTTTCATAATCAACTATTGCTTATTAGTTCTTTTACTATCTCTCCATCATCAAAATGTATCTCAGTTCTATTAGTCGGGTGACTCTCACAGTGAATAAACCAAAACGTATCAAAATCATCATAAACACTTACACTAATCCATTTAGATATCCATGAGACAGCCACTTTGCCATTGCCAAATATTACACCATCCAAAACATGTCCTGTTCCAGATACGCCACTTTCATCCGCAAATCTAATCATTTTAAAAGTTCTCATATTATTTCCAATAGCCATGCTTATATAGTTTCCGTGTCATACTTCTAAATAATTGACCATATATATGGGCAAAGTTTTCCTCATTTATACTGTTCTGTGGGCCAAAGTCTGCATTATTAGTACTAGAGCCATCCATTCTGTCAGTGCCAAGGTACAATCGGTAGTACCACATGGCAGCGTGTATAACCTCATGAGACACTAAAAGCGTTGATAGATGTTTTTTAGACAATCTGATAATTCCTATATTGTTATCTCTTTCGTCAGGCTCTTTTCCTTCAGGGTCAATATAGAATTTCTCGTATGGGTGAACAATACCCATTAGCTTCCCACCCTCAGTATCTTCTGCCACTTCCTCGCCACCATGCTTGACTGCATCTTTTCTTAAGTCTTTGATGTTATCGTAAACATATACCCAAAAGTATAGGTCTGTTCCTAATCCTTTTATTTTAAATTTCTTTTTCATATTCTATTTACCTAACTCAGAGAGCTTAGAGCGTTGTTCTGCTCGTAATTCGTTTCTCCTTTTAATTGCTGGGTTTAATTGCTTCATATCATGACATCCACACTGAATAACTGCTCCATCGTGTTCGGCTGGCAAATCCTCATCACTAGAAATTATCTCCTCCATCTTTGTATAAAAGAGCTGAAAAATATGGTCTGTAG